AACCTTCCGAAAACCTCCTTGCATCGTCATACTTGAAATCAATAACTTCCCTGCCTGTTTTGTCAATATAGCCCCATCTTCCATTCAAGTTGACACATGCTAAGCCTTCCGAAAACCTCCATGTATTGTCATATTTGAAATCAATAACCTCCCTGCCTGCTTTATCAATAAATCCCCACTTGTCATATAACTCAATAGGAATATTATTTTGGTTATATTTTTCAACCGGATCATAAGAAATATAAAAGCACACACATGCTAAACCTTCTGAAAAATTCTCTGCACCTTCATATTTGAAATCAATAACTTCCCTGCCTGTTTTGTCAATATAGCCCCATTCCCCGTTTAATTTAACACATGCTAAGCCTTCCGAAAAACTCCTTGTATCGTCATATTTGAAATTAATAACTTCCCTGCCTGTTTTGTCAATATAGCCCCATTTCCTGTTTGATTTAACACATGCTAAGCCTTCCGAAAAACCCTCTGCATAGTCATATTTGAAATCAATAACTTCCCTGCCTGTTTTGTCAATATAGCCCCATTTCCCGTTTAATTTAACACATGCTAAGCCTTCCGAAAAACTCCTTGTATCGTCATATTTACAAGGTATAATTTCATTTCCTCTTTCGTCAATGAAGCCTCTTTTTTCGTTTAATTCTACTGCAGATAATCCTTCGCTAAAATAAAGAACATAATCAAACTTGCAGGGAATAATAATCTCTTTTTTCTTATTACAAAACCCCCATTTATCGCCTTTACGGTAGGGTATTAATAATTGGTCGGAAAGGCTTAAGGCTTTGATTTTTTCTACCGTATCCAATTGTTGCCTTACACGGGTAGTAAGTTGGTTTTCTACTTTAATTAGCGAATTGTTGGAATCCATATTCAATCAGTTATTTGTAGTTTTTCAATTCGGTTTCGAGCATTTGACGAGTTTCTTCAAAATAGGCATCCCAGTTGGTAATGGCTTGTACTGTTTGGTAGCTTTTGTCAGCTTTCAGCTGGTTTACTTCCTGTTCCAGCTTATCTCGTTTTTCACGCATGGTAGCGGTAAGGGTTTGTAATTCCTTCTTTGCGTTCTGCTGTTGCGATTGATGTACAAACATTCCTTGTTCCAAATGATGCAATATCTTTTCAACGGCTTCAATGTCGTTTGCCTCATAAGCAGTCCGAAGTTCGTTAAAAATCAATTCAGCTTTCTTTTTCCACTCTTCGCTTACCACGTCTGGATGGCATAGTTTGCTTGCCTTACGGAATAATGTCTTTATCTCATTTCTTTGTTCAGGTGTCAGCTCGGCCACCTTCTTGCTTTTGGTTATTTCATTAGTTTGACGGTACTGTTCGTAATCTTTTGCGGCATCTTCATAGTCGGTATATTTCTTGTTGTCTTGTTCAGCTTGGACTTTCAGTTTTTCTTTCCGTTTTTGCAACACTTTCAGAATTAAATCGCCCAATTCATGTGAATAGCGCACATCAAATTCATGCAGCAACTTTTCAATTTCGGTCTTTTCATCTTCCAACGCATTGATTTGAAGTTCGAGCGCTTTTAATTCAAGCCGTAAAGCTTCTACTTCGCTATCCACATATACGGTAATTGCTTTGAACCGTTGCGTAAATTCATTGATTAGTTCTACCGCCTCTCCATAGGAAGAGTGGTTACAAAGACAAACAATCTTGTAGAGTGTTGTTACTTGTGGGTTATCTGTTTCGGGAGCAAGTTGTCGGGTGATTTTTTGAAGGTGGTAATCAATTTCATCCAAATCTTTTAATAAAATCGCATTTTTAAGACTTTCCAAACGAATGCAGACTTTGCCAAAGTCAATAAGAACCTGTTCTGTTTCAGTTCCAAAATAACGCACTTTCAAGTTTTGGAATTCCCTTAAAAATTCAGCAGCTAAATCTTCATCTTCATTGATAACTGTAATTGATTCGTGGTTGTATTTTGCCTTGTTTGTCCAGTTGTATGAGCCATTTATAATAGTGTTTCCGTCAATCACACAAAATTTATTGTGCATAAGTGTTTCATGCCCCTCTTTGTCTTTAAACAGCCATACTTTACCCCCGGAATTGACCAATCTGGAGTAATTGATTCCGCTTTTGTTGTTAATTTCATCACTCATTAGTAGTAATTCAACTGCCACTTCTTGAGATGCTTTGCTGCAAAGCATCTCGAATAATGATATGTCAGTAAACCAAGCCACTGCAATCGTTATAGAGTTTTTCGCCCGGGAGAGTTCATTAGAAATTTGTTCTGAAATATTTTCAAAATAGGCTTGTGTCCTCATTTTTGGTTCAATCGTTAATCGTGTGAAATTGATAATATAGGCTATTTTATTTTCATTGAAAAGAAAATAATTTTGGGAAAACATTTATTCTAACGAAATAAAATAACGATAGCATACACATTATCACATAAATACAAAATTACATTGTACTGGAGATAGTTCTTAAGAGTCTAATTACGGTAGAATTTCACCCATTCACACGATTAACGATTGAACCATAAAATAACTTCTTTGATACCTTGAATGTGGGTTTGTTTGTGAAAATCCCATCAAAGTAATAAAGCTAAGAGCAACAGTTAATAATAAAGCTTTCATAGTTCTTTGTTTAGAGTATATCATTCTGTAAATCTTACTTGTTGTTTTTCAATGAGTAGGATTTATAGAGATAAAATCTTATTAGTTTAGGTTATGAGAAAACTCTCTATATGCAAATATTTTTGTGCAAATATACAAATATTTGGAAGTTATTCATCTTATTTTTATAAGCATAATTTAGATTTATTGCATTTAATCTATGGATACGGTACTATTACATGTCATATATGGCATTGCATCCTGCAAATATATAGACTTTCTTTGACTTGTCAAATATGTCAAGTATGGAAAAATCTGATTTGTTGAAAATAGTAGGAAAACGGATAAAAGAAGTTAGGGAGAGTAAAAATATGGCTCAAGTTGACTTAGCGGTAAAAATGGAGGGTAATATCGACACAACAAATATTTCACGTATTGAAGCAGGTAGAACCAATCCAACCGTTTATACCCTGTTCAGAATAAGCCAAGCCTTAGAAGTCTCAATGTCCGATTTGGTAAATATAATATAGTCTGAAGATAAATTTATAATTTACTGTTACAGTGTAACGTCTCTCTAAATGTTGTGTAGAGTTTTTGTCTGTATAAATTGAGCCTCTGGAAAATTCAGGGGTTTTTTTATTTGGAAAAATGCAATTAATTAGTTACATTTGCAGAATGGAAAACGAAGACAATAATACGGGATTGGTGCGTGCTGTCTTTTATACTGACCAATTCAGGGAATTTTATAAAGACCTTGACGATAGGGTTAATAAAAAGATTGATTATGTGATACTTATAATAAAGGATTTGAAAGTAATACATGCCGATTTTGTTAAAAAACTTGTCAATTCTGAATTGTATGAAATGCGTGTTAGTGTCGGAACAAATGAATACAGGACAATTTTATTTGCTATCGACCATGAAAACATTATGGAATCAACACAGGTGATTATCCTAAACGGCTTTTTGAAAAAATCGAGTAAGGATTATGACAAACAGATTAAAAAAGCAATGAACATACTAAATAGCTTGGAGCAATGAGAAAAATAAATACATCACTATTGGGTAATGCTGCCGACCTTTTAGATGAAAGACATGGCAAAGAGGGTACACCCTCACGTGTGGAGTTTAATAAAGATGCAATTGCTTTCTATTATGGTGAAATACTGAAAGAAAAACGTAAAGAATTACGTCTTACACAGGAATATGTGGCTTGCAAAACAGGGCTTAAAAGAAGTTATATCTCTAAAATAGAAAAAGGGGAAACGGATATGCAGATTTCAAGTTTTGTCAGAATTGCTGAAACTTTGGGATTGAAATTTTCATTATCATAATAAGCAAATTTCTGAATGATGAAAGACAATTTTTTTGCTTTATGTCCAGTGTTGCCCCATTGTTATTTTAGTTTGGTGTTTCAGGAGTTTTTAATTTGCTTTAAATTGTAGTATCTTTGCAGAGAAAACAAGACGATTGGAAGTGTTAAATCAGTGCATTTTGTTACCAGTTTGTTACTCGTCGCTTTTTGTAAGTCTTGTTTTTAGTTGATAATTAAATAGATAAAGAAAAACTGGGGTCGCTTGGTTTTGACAGCGGGTAGAAGAGGTATGTAAGCATGTCGAGCGCTGGGATGTCTGCTCGTAAATATCGATACTCAAAATTGTAACTGGCGAAAATAACTACGCTCTTGCTGCTTGATCGAAGTATAGTAGATCTTAGCTTTATCTCTGCCGAGTGCAGGGACGAGACATCTCCCAAATGCCGTGGTCTCGAGGCTCTTTGATAAGGAGGTGCAGGAAAATCGGGAATAGTTGAACGCCGCCTCATGCGTTTGATGAAATTCAGAGGATAAGGTATCGGTTGGTGGCTTCGGTCTTGCCGGTGCACGAAAAATTCAGGCGAAGATAAACATGTAGAAAGCGTATTGCTTCCTCGTTTGGACGCGGGTTCGACTCCCGCCGGCTCCACTAATAGCAGATAATCATTTGATTATCTGCTGTTTGCGTTTAAATAACTGTCTGGAATAAGTGTCTATCCTGTCTATTTTGCACATAAATTACTAATAATCAAGCAATGGGAAGAAAAAAAGCCACAGCAATTTTACCACATTTGAATGATTCCGGTGGAGATATAAATAAGGAATGGTATGTTGAATATGGCTATAGGAATGCAGCAACCGATAAAATGGAGCGCTTCCGGATTTACAAAGGGTTGAATGATCAAGCGTCATTAAAAAATAGATACAAAGTAGCACAATCAATTATCAACGACTATGAAGAGAAGCTAAAAGGAGGATGGAATCCGTTTGATGACAAAGGGAAACGCATTATATATGAAGATGAGACTTTATATCATAACATATCCGTGATGTATGGACGACGGAAGGAGAGTAATGTAAATGTACGCACCTATCTAAGTGACTTTCTAGCACATAAGAAATCGGAATTACGGATAAAGAGCTATCAAACATATCAAAGCAAAATGAGATTATTCCTTGCATGGCTTGAAAGTAAAGATAAAGCAGCCATTGATGTCTCAGCAATAGATTGCGATATGATTGAAACTTTTCTGAAGAATATTGTTGCCGAAAAAAAGCTTAGTACGGCCACTGTGGCCAAATACAAACAAATTCTACATCAGTTTTTCAATTATCTGAAAAGAAACAAGAAATTATTAATATCTAATCCTTTAGAAAATCTACCGCGTATTGGGATATTGAAAGATGAAGCTCCAGACCCTATTAATGATAGGGATAGAAAGATATTAGGGCAAGAAATAGCCAAGCGTGATCCACAGCTATGGTTGGCGTGTCAACTGATGTATTATTCCGCTTTGCGTCCTGGCGAAGAGATAAGGACTATGCGTATCCGGCAATTTAACTTTGCGACGCGATCAATCACAGTTTTTATAACATCGGCTAAAAATGAACAACGAGAATCAATACGTATGTCGCAATTTTTGTTCAATGAACTTAAGAAAACATACAAGATGGATTCTTTTCCGGCAGATTGGTATGTATTTTCATCCGGTGGGATGCCTGGGCCGACTGCATTGGGTAAAAATAATATGCGAATGCGCTTTAATCGAATTCGAGATGATTTAGGGATGCCAAGTGAATATAAGTTTTATAGTTGGAAGCATACCGGAGCGTCGGCTTTGACAGCTACCGGTATTAATCCTTTTGACTTACAGCATCATTTAAGACACAAAGACTTAAATTCAACGCAGAAATATATTCGCAAACGCTTCGGGGAAAGTAATGAGATAATTACAAACAAGTTCCCAAAAATCTAACTCAATGGGCAAGATGTCGTGTTATATACTCTTGCTCCTGAAGCATCCACTGTAATACCTGGGAATCCCGGTAAATAATTAGCATTAAAATACGCAATCCAATCTGTTAATCGGGCATTAAAATCAGCAACAGTTAAAGACATTAATTGTGCGTTGGTAATTACCTGATAAGTATTTCCATTCATAGAAAAGGCAATTTTCCCATCATATTCATTAGTAGCAATATAACCGTTAGTATAGGTTATATCAATCGCGATGCATAAAGTTCTTTGATAGCCCGAATTCGTACCGATCGCAGGTGCAGTGGAGACATAATATTGATAAGTGTCATCAAGTGACGGCGTAATAGATTCAATTGTACAAGCAGGGATACGAAGATATTCATTTGATTCGCTATTGACAATTGCTTGTCCGGTTGATTGACCTTTTGGAATTGCTATTATAGAGGTACCATTTGTACTGCTGAAATTTGACGATCCTATTAGAATATAATCAGTTTCCCAATTAACGCAAATTGATATATCAGATGCTACCGGATATTGAGATTGAACAATCAAAGTAGTGTTAGCAGCACACGTTAATGTTAAAATATTTGGTTTCATATCCGAAGCTACCAATTCACAAACAAAATTATCCCACCTAATTGCATAGATGTCTGTGGCTACATCCAGATAATGCTTAATCGTACGCAAAACAATTTCGGTAGTTCCTATTGTAGCACCCATATCCACTTGCATTGTGTCGATAAATACCGGTTGATTCTTGTATAATTTTTGAATATGCAAGCCGTTCACTATCTGATTGAGCAGCGAAGGGGTAAGAGCTAAATCGACAGTTATTGAGTGATAAGATTTTGTTTTTACTTCATCACGGGTAGCGAAGTATGTATTGTAAGTTCCATTATCGCCAAAATATCCGAGTGTCAGCGCTCCCCATTTGTTTCCTTGAGAGTCATAACATGATGGTGTCCCCATATAGTAGCTATAGGTAAAAGTCTCTCCATTTTGTGTGAACGAAGATTGTTGGAGTGCCGGGACTGCGAAACAAAACATAAGGTCAAGATTGATCTTATCCTCGATGACGAGAGCTCCGGCTAATGTTAGCTGAGAATTCATATGTCGCCGGCTGCCAACGTATGGATGATACAATATTCCATCCGTCACACTATCGTTAATGGAAACGCCTACCATCGGAATAGCAGAATCGCCAGCAGAAATAGATTCAGTCGCAGTCCCAGTGGGAACCTGACCGAAAAAATTACTGCTTAACAAAGTACCATCCAAAAAATAAGCCTGCAAAATATTGTTTAGCAACGTACTACAAGTAGGATATTTGGCTAAGAATTTGGAATATCTATCATATGGAGTGGACGTCAAAGCTATGCCGGTAGATTCTGTAAGTTCTAATGGTTCCGGATCAACGTATTCTATTTTTTCATCAGCGCAAATTAATGGGGTTAAATCCATATCAGGAGCTGTAGATAAGGCATCATTCCATGACCACACAGTAATAGTTTTTTTCACGCAATCGGGCACAAATTGCACGTTGAAACGATTACTAACAGCCTTAAGATAATCTTTTACCGTCATATCCGGGACAAGTTGCACCTCCTGCAATTTTCCATTCACGATCGCATCTGCCGTGTTGTTCAGTTCAACCAGATGTTGCAATGCCGGGTCTGTATCAAAGATATTTGTTAGAAGGGTATAGCCAAGCATCGCAAATAGTTTGCGTAACACATACGATACTTTCAAGAAAGGAGTTACACCATAACCAACAGGAAGAGTAGTATATTCCGATCCGTCTATTTCAGTTTGAACAGAATATGCAGTGAATGAACATTGCGTATTCGACACCCATGTAAGAGCATTCAAAGAGTACCAGGTAAGAAATACCTGGCTAACGTTCACATAAGCCCCGGTGTTGGCTGTATATGAATAAACAAGGGGAAATAAGTCGTAATCTTCGGTTATTTCCTTACAATACACTTTCGTCAAATAATCTAGCCATTGCGTAGCCTTTTCAGTTACGGTGCCGCTAAAAGGGTCTCGGGTTGGCCACGGGAGATCAGTCATCAGAAGCGCATCACTCATATCCGAGTATAACGATCCACCCCCAAAATAAAAAGTAGCAGGCAAGCCTTCAGCTCGAGAACATTGAAATAGCCGTAGTTTTCCTACTTGAAAAAACGGGTCCATTTGTAAATATGCCGTCCTGGATGTTTTATACCGGTCTCGGCTTTGGATTCGCTCAGGGTGATCAAGGACTGTTAAGTTTTCCTCAATATAGGGTAGTGAAACAGGCACGGATTGGCTTCCAATAGTTTGAGTTAACGGATTTGAATATTTTACCTGTATCGATCCATCGCCCGGTAAAATCAATTTCCCCTTTTCTGTGAATGCATTTATCATAACGTTCCTAAGCTTCTTGATTTTGTAATAAGATTCACTTTCTTTTCCCATTCGGTATATACCAGAGATGCATCTACTCCATTTGTCGCTAAATGGGTTAATAGCTTATTTGTTGCCGTCATCATTGCTTTGAGTTCCGGATCAGATGAAACGGAAGCTGCTCCGGATGCCTGAGCAGAAGATTGAGCTGTTGCAGCATTTCCAATCGAAATAAAGCCGCCATTCACATGCCCTGATATATGATTTTTGAAATATTTATTCATATCAAAACTAGCTACATTTCCACTTCGTTGCGCAATATCAATCATATTGATTACAGGTGCAATTGTTGGATTATTAACCGCTGCGTTTGATGCTACCCATTCTTTACTCGATCCTGTAGGCCCTTCACCGACCAATACAGTTGGTTTATCAACATATCCGCGTTTGTCCGGATCATAAGTCGCATTGAACTGTTTACCATCTTGCGCCCTGGTAACATCAATGCTTCCTCCATCTTCAGCACCGGTAACAACACGCACCCCCGTTGTATTATTTAGTGTCAAGGCTTTTACTTTTTCACGTTCGGCGTTAGCAGATACCAACTCCATAGCTCCGGTTGCACCAAGCATAACAGCGGCCGCCGTTCCGGCTATAGGACCTAATTCAGCATATCCTTGCATTATAGCCACAGCCGTATTAGCAACAATTTGAGATGCCTTAATAGCGAAATCGACATCTGCAGATTGTTTCTGCGCATCAAGTTTCGCCTGTGCTTCATTCTGCTCAATCTTTGCAATCTGTGCTGCATTTCCATTTGCCGCTTGTATTTGCTTTTGATATTTTGCCTCTATTAAAGCCGTTTCCATATCGGAATAGGCAGAAGAAACGCCGGCTGTAAGCTGGATGAATTTTTGAGCTTGTTGAGCATATTCTTCAGCGAATTTCATTTTAAGTTTAAACTTTGCTTGCTCCGTCTGTTCTGTTGTCCATAATTCTTTAGACGCCGTATCTTCCAATGCTTTCAGTTCTGATGCCTGGACTTCAGTCATTGATGCAATTCCGTACTGTTGCTTTATCTGCAACCCTTCTTTTTCATATTTATCTGTTATCGCTTTACAAGCCTCTAAATAAGTAACCAGACTTATCAGATTAGCAGCAAGCAATTGTTTTTGGGCATTTAATTCTGCATTTTTTTTATCTTCGGATGTATATAAATCATACTTTTCACGAGTAGATTTTTCAGTATCAAGTTGGAGCTTTTCTAATTCGAGTAATGATTTACCGGCTACTGTCTGTGCTTTTGCAATACGTTTGTTTTGTTCGGTGATTAATTTTTCTTTATCGGCCCCGAAAATCATATTGGCGGCATTAATAGCAGCCAATGTGTTTTTCTCTTCAGCCACACGTTGCGCGTCAGCCGATGCCTGTATCTGCAACGCCTTTACTTTATATTCAGGTTCTGACTCTTTTCCTTGTTCAAATCTGTCTTGGTTGGTCTGTTTTGCTGTCTCTTCAGTAATATCGACAAAGGTCAATTTTGTTTCACGATTTTTAGTGAGGTTTTCAATCAGTTGCTTTTGTTCCGCAAGCTGAAGTGTCAACATTTTGTTTTGGGCATCGAAAGCATTTTTAGTGCCATCTTTTGCCAATGAAGCTTTCTGATTCCAAAACACTTCATCTATTTTCAACCTCGAATCATTGCCATTTTCGGCAAGGTTCAAAAAGAATTTTGCCGAATTCATCTCTATTTCCTGCAACCGTTTATTATATTGTTCTTCTGATAGCTCACCCTCCAGATGATCTTTCATGGCAATATTTTTCATCTCCAGATCGAAGGTCTCTCTGGCTGCTTTAATTTCTTCAAATTCTTTATGCATAGCATCAGCTTCTTTTTTAGGATCTTTCTCAGTCTCTTGCCCAAATTTTGCAGAATAAATTTGCTGTGCAATATCTACATATTTATCATTAGCTTCTTTATATTTAGCAATATAGGCTTTCAATTGCTTTTCAGTCATTTTGTTAAAATCATCCTGAGCTAATGTTTTTTTATTATTGTTTTCTATTTGCTCCTTCAATGAAGTCCCGTCAAGAGCTTTTTTTGCAGATTCCGCGGCCATCTTATCTGCTATAGATTTTTGATAAATCTTTTGCATTTCAGCCACTTCCTGTTCAGTGGCATCCCTTTCGTAAGTTTGCGCTCCACCTAAGGAAGACCCGGAACCCACTATTTGTTCTGTAACTTTAAATGTACCTGTTTTGGAAATTTCATCCATTCTTTTTTTGAACTGGTCAACCTTACTTGTAGCTTTTTCAATATCTTTATCAGCTTCTGTAATGGCTTTTGAATTCAAATATTTCAATGATTCTGCCTGTGCATTTATAAATTCACGAGCGCGTTGAGTGCTAATACTTATGGCGTTGCCGTATTTATCAAATGCGGAAGCGGCTCCCGGTATTTGTTCCGTAACTTGCTTCACAATAGAGCTCAACTCTTCGTGTTCCTTTTTGTTCAGATTTGTTTTTTTTGAAAGTTGATCGTAACGATCAAGCAATGGAGAAATATGTACCTGAAGATCAGATACTACATTTATCTGATCTTTAAATTGATCGGTTGCTGATTTTGTTTTTTCAAAAACATTGGCCATACTTGTAGCCACATTGCTTAGAACTTCAGAGATGGCAGATTTAAGGGGTAAAAGCATTTGTCCCACTCTTAATTGAAAGTTCTTCATGGAGGCTTCGTATCGTTCCTGTTTATCCTGTGCAGTATCCTGATAATCCGCCGTTTTTTTTAGACTTTCCTGGATGATTTCAAAAGCAGCTTTACCAGCATCTCCGGTTTGAAGCATTTTGTTTTTAAGTTCGGTTGACGATATTCCTAACTGAACAAACCCTTTTACTGTATTTTTCCCAAATGCCTCAATTATTTTACCTTCCAGTTCTTCAAAGCTCTCACCTGTGTCATCAGACCTGTCTTTTACAAACTTTAGCATCTGTCCAAGATTATCAAGAGGAATTTTAAAATGATCGGCTTTTACAGCTTGTTGCATTAAATTGATGCTATCAACGGTGCCATCAGTAGCTTCTTTTAGTTTATCAAGCAAATGAGGATCATTTATTTTATCAAAGGCTCTCTGGATTCCTTCAGTTTTAGCCGCCAGTTCCAAACCACCTTCTACAAAACTTCCTATTTTATCAAAAATACCTTTTGCAAAATCAACAAATGATTCTCCGATTGCAACTCCTTTTGCAATCATGAAAGAGCTAAATCCTTTTGCTTTATTAGCAATTTGATCCAAATTTCCAACCCCTTCGTTCATTTCAGAAGATAATTTTGACTGTTCAGTACGAACGCGTTTCATTGCTTCTACAATTGCATCCCATTCTTCGGAACCACGCGCAATTTCTCCGGAATTCAATTGTCGCCCTAATGAGGATAAAGCTGCCTGTAGTTCTTTTGGTTTTGCCGACGAAAGATTGTCTAAAACAGTATTCACATCAAACAAAGATTTTTGGACAGCTCTTATTTCTTTATTTGTATCCTGAAATGATTTTTTTGCTTTTCCAAAAGCCTTATCATCGCCGGCTTCATTGGCATCAATCATTGCTTGCTTATATTTCAGAGCTTGTTGCTCTAACATTTTCAGTTCTTCGCGGGCCTGTTGTCCGTTGACTGTAGTTATTACTTCGCTTTGTCGTGAAACTTGATCCATAATCGGGTATTTTTCACGAAAGTATAAACAACCTATAAGTCGAAAAAAGACAAAAAAAACCGACAACTTATAAGTTGTCGGTGATTAAATTCCATCCTATTCTACCCATTTCTCATTCTGGTATACACTTCTTTTGTTCTTAAATGGCTAAAATGAATTTAAAACTTGTAATAGCCTCCGATTTCATAACCTGTTGTTTTGAAGTTGTTCAAATACTTCACACTCACACCCACATCATAGTAATAGATTCCCACGCCGGCACCAAAATACCCTGAATTATAAGACCCTAAGACGAACGGCGTAAGTACTCGCTTTTTTTCAATAGTTGTTTCTTTGTGAATTGGAGTGAAAGAGCAATCAAGTTTTTGAAGCAAATTATATTGTACTTCTGCCCCAACAACCAGTTTCCCATTATCATTATCAAATAACAGTTTCTGATAGCTGTTCTTTGTGATATAGTTTTGAATTATTTTTGCCGTGTCAACCTTCGAGAAAATAAACTTCACAATAGAATCTCCCTTTATCTTCACTCTGACAGTGTCATGCTTTACTGGATAGTTTGGATTATCCGGTATTTCGGAATGATCCGGTGATAGTTGCTGTGAGTAGATCGTGTCGGTGACCGTTTTCCCCTTCACAGCAACCGTTTTTATTTTCACATCAGATGTTTGCCTGCCGGCAAAGAAACCTATTGCAAGTAAAACCATGCCCGCAATTAATAGTAATTTCCAGTTTTTCATTATCAATCGTTTTTTTGAGAGAGTTGAGCCGTTCCGGCAATAGCCGCACACGCTGCAACTGCATAGCTCAACACAGAGATCAATGTAGTGTTCAGATTTAACCCCATGATCGCATTTGCAGTCACCACTGCCGCCGCCGACCCGCCGACTTTGAGGGCGACTTTCTTTAATTTCAAGAAGAAAGGCGGGGATTCCGCCTTCCATCTTTCTAAAACAGTTTTAATCGAATCCATGATTAAGCTTGAGTGTCGGGGGCAGCTGCTGTGGGAGCCGGCAACGCATTGATTGCATCGATTTGAGCTTGCAGATCAGTTGCCTGTGCTTGTGCGGCGGTCAACTGGATTTGTTTGTCCGAAAGATTAATGTTCGTATCAAACAGACTTACTACTGCCACATCGTCAAAGGAAGGGGTTTTAGCTGTACCAACAGCATACAAATCGACGGTACCGTCGTCATTCAATTTTGCAACATAGGTTGTTTTTGCGTCCATGACTTTTTTGTTTTTGAAATGTTTATAAATGCCGATGACTACAGTGTCACCGACGAGAATTAATAAAATAATTGTGATTAAAATAATGTAGTTCATATGTTTACTTGTTTTCAAATACCCGTTCGCTCCAACCTTTATAGAATTTCCAATTTGTCGGTTTTTTCTGGCATAACCGGTAATATTTCAAAAGAGTTTCGTACTTGTAAATTTCAATGAACTGGTCTGCGGTCATAACAGGTCTGCGGTTCAGAACTGCGATAGAATCCCGTAAAATCTTCACAGAATCTACCTTAACCGGATGCTGTCCAAATGCCATAACAGGCACGAATAATGCCAATAAAATCAATTTTTTCATGTTAATGCGTTTAGTTTTGCGATAAGGATATTCGATATTTTACCCGTCTGAGGCAACCCGACAATGCTCTCAGCTCTTGAAACCGCTGAAGTGATGCCTTCTAAAACGGCTTTGTCAACCAAAAGATTAGCGATTGCCTGGTTTTGAATCGAATTTCCAAGCAAGGGTCGCCAAAAGTTTCTATTATAGAAATCCAAAATCATTGCCCTAATATTTAAATTACCGGCTAACGAGGCAGGGAAGCCTGGTTTTTTCTTTGCAGAATCAACGTATAGCCAAATCGCCTCGTTACCCCAGTTGTTGCGCGAAATTCCCGCAATGGTTTCACCTCCTGCATCGGCAGGGTCATTCACATATCCGCTTTTGCCGTACTTTTGAATATATCCCTCGGAAGTAAGTACGGGGTCTATTGCTTGTTCAAAATTTGCCATAATCAATTTATTTTAGGTTCATTTTTACGCTCTCTTTCTTTTAAAAATCTCTCTAATTTCGGGATTGCTTTAATATATTCTGCAGAAAGGAACCATAATATATAACGGACAAAAATGCTTCCAGGAAATATTCTTTGCAAATTTTCAAAATTGGAAACAGTTTCGATCCAGGTGAAAAATAATGAGATGAAGAATATTGCCTTGATCGTTACGAAGCGACAAGAAGCGTCTAAATATGTAAGAAAAGACCCGATGATCATACTCATTGCGATGGTTCCGGCATATGTCGCCATCTTAGCAGCTGTCCATCTCATTTTTTTGCTTCGTAATCGTTTTTCGCCTTCGCAAATAGAGGCTATATAGCCGGTACAAAAATCAAGTATAACAACAATAAGGCAAAGCATTAGCGATACGGCAACATAGCCGACACATCCGAACATGATCGAATACACTGCCGTGAAAGAGTAACTAAGAGCAGCTAATATGCGTTTTCCTTCTATAGAAGTCATAATATCTGATATGTTAATATTGCCATACCGGCATCTGTAATAGTCGCACCGGAAATCGTCATTTTACTTCTAAAATAGTTTTTCGGCGGAATTATTCCCGTGTCGATATCCGTTCCACTAATTTTCATTTTAGTGCCGAAATAATTTTTTGGAGGTATCTCGCCACAATCGAGTGTTGTCGCTATTTTCAATGTCATAACCGTTTATTGATCGTAGTCCGCACAGTAATGTCCGTTTATTTCTCTTCTAAAATATTGCAACGTAACAGCATCTGCATAATAATTAGTAGTATCTGCAACGAGCGTAATAAACTCCTGGTCGGCGTTTGTAATCGCCCAGGCATCGTAGTACGCTATTTTATCTGTAATCACTTGTGTATCTCCAAAGAGAACAGTTGTCCCGGCTGTTTTCCCGTAGGCATTCCCGGCTTTATAGTATAACATTTGAAGATCACCAAATAGCGGCATAGAAAAACGCGGAAATGACGTTGAAGGGGTAGTTAGGTTATCATAAGGCTGTATTTCTACAGACATCATCACATCCGCTAATACTTTTTTCACGACAGTGCCATTCCCTTCGTTCATCAATGTGAAATTCATCACTGAACTATTAGTGAAAAAGAAATAGTCCGGCAGATATTGAACCCCATTGTATAATATGGCATTAGCAATATTTTTTGCTGAATTACAAACCTTATACAAGGTATTTACTTCTAAAGCGGCACTTTCACCCAATGCAGTCGGATCAACCAGATTTTGATATTTACCGAAAAAGAATCCGAAGGGACTCCCATCATCAACAATACATCCGGCTCCTTTGAGTTTGAATCCATTTTTTACGAAAATGGTAGTAATATCTCTTACTCTATTCCATGTTTGTGAAGATGTTGTGCTGAAAGATAGATCATTATCACTTAACAACATCAATGTTCCCGCAGCAGTGTCATCCGACCCATCTGTATTGACATTGATAACGTTTCCAAAGGTCATTGGAAGCGCAGGTTTATAAAATCCCACATAGCTACCTGCTGATGAAGCATACAAAGCCTCATTCGCAGAATCAGGATTCAACGAAAAATCCGCAACAGACCCATCCGAATTATATCCGTTGAAAATATTCGGATTTGTTCCTCCATTCCTTTGCTCCAAAACAATTTTACAAGTATCATTGCCAAATGAGTCAACATAAAACACTTGATTCATGACAGAGTCAGGGCAACCGGCTGCTAAGTAGGAATTGCGTAAAAGTTGCATGTTAGCCTTTGAATCATTCGTCCATATAGGCTGTGCTATCGGGGTTCCTGCAAACGAAAATCTGCAATCGCTTGGGAATACACAATATTTATTCTGCCAACTTACAGCAGGATATGTTAATAACCTAGTTGAATAATCAGTAATGTTGAATGACTTTATGATTATTGAATCTATATTAGCTACATAACCTCCAGATAAGTAATTGGCGTTACTTGATCCATAGTCATAACCACCTAATGTACAGTTATTTGAACTTGACCCACCCCAATATCCCGGGAAATCCCTAGTTACCCCATCAAAAAAAGTATATGATTTATTATCTGGGTCAGTTTGATTCGTATAAGTTGATGTACCTGTTACGATTATGTTTAATGGCTTACAATTATATGGATAAACGTCAGTTGTACAATTTGAGATTTGATTTACAGATCCACCATAATTACTAAATATAACTACCTGATTAATATCATCACCACTGACATAACCCCCCGTATAATATTCATTTAATACCCCCCTAAATAGAATAAATTGACTTACTGTTTTAGCTTTAGCAAAAGTCTTAAACGGATGTAAATGAGTTCCGTCACCCGTATAATCATCACCTATATATGAATGCACAAATGCAAAATTAGTATCATTGCATAACTCGGTCCCACCCATAAACGAAATTGTCTGTCCGTACGATTTGAATAGATTAGAAGCCATTATTGAACCTCCTTTATAGTTAGATTGAAGTTGGAACAAGCCCAGTTTGATGAATCCTGATAGATATATACCGGTGATACGGTTACTGTAAGTTGACCGGTGGTAACGGTGTAAGATACCGGGCGTTGATAAGCGTCTAAGCTATCAGCTTTCAATTTTGCGTTAATTTGATTGCTGACATTTGAATTATACCAATTTTGAAAAGCAGTCGTCTGACTTGATAGCGGTTTGCTTGCATCAAATTGAACTGTATCTGTTATCTGTATCATAATTATGATTTTGAAAATGTTATGGTGGCCGAACCGCTATTGCCTCCCGTTTTAATTGCTAAATCGACTATTGTAAGCTCCGTGTTTGCCGGTAAAGCAATATTGAGTAAACTGTCTTTGTCGTATGTATTTGAACCTATTTGCACAGAAATGTTTGTAGCATTCGACATTATCGTAACAGCAGATATTTTCAAATCAACCGGATAGGAGAATATTTGAGATGACACGATACCGTTTGCATTAGTCTTATTAACTGCTAAAACAGGGGGTGTAGAAGCATTCTCTATTGCTGTATTGAGAGTTATTAAATCTGTATAGGAAGCAATTTGAGCTAACTTACCATTCCCGTCCCAGATGTAATTAATGCCGTTACAGGTGTAGATGACACCTGAAACGGGGGCTTGCGGATTACTCCAGGTAAAAAGATGAAACGTTCTATCGCCCACCTGCGAAGTTGTTAAAATATTCGTGAAGATGGATGAAGTGGATGGATCATACCACAAATCCCCTAGATTCGTGGAATTGGGTTCGTCCGAAACAGACAAAAGGGCTACTCTATCAACCTTGCCGGCTAACCCGCTTGTGATATTTTGCTGTAATACAGCATCGGCATTTGCACGTGCGGTTGCTTCTGCTGTAAGATCAGTAGATGCTGCTTTTGTTGCTATCAATGTGTTGATAGTTGTTGCAAATGCGGGATCATCGTTGATGGCATCAGCCAAAGCCTTCAGGGTATTCAGTGTTGCCGGCGCATTATTGATCAGAGCATTTATTAAAGCTTGTGCAACTCCTGTATTTTCTTTCCCGTTTATCGATGCCTGTAAAGTATTCACAGCATTTACGATCTGCAATTGGATCGTATCATCAGATTGCTCTCGTTCTGATGTCTCATTGCTTAAATTCTGTTGCAATGCAGCATCAGCATTTGCGCGTGCAGTGGCTTCCGCTGTCAAATCTACGGAGTTAGCCTTTGTCCCGATTAGGTTTGTGATAGTAGTCGAGAAATTAGCATCATCCCCTAACGCATCAGCTAATGCCTTTAATGTCGTAAGAGCAGTGGGCGAATTATTAATTAAATTCGTAATTAGTTGTTGTGCAACTCCGACATTTTCTTTCCCGTTAATAGCCGTTTGCAATGCAGTATCTGCATTAGCACGTGCTTGTGTTTCCGCTGTCAATGCGGTCGTGTCCATTACAGACCCCGAATCTTGCGTGCTTCCATCACTAAACGTTAAAATCAAATGTCCATTTGAATCAATAGCCGCCGTGAAAGCATTGTTGTCGGAATTTGTTATTTTAATGATAAAATTCAAGGCCACATTTGGCGGCATAATAGACACTGGAGTACCTTTTCCAAGTGTATCGGAATAACCAGACGAATACGTACTTGTAGTCTGACTGGCCAAAGAATATTTACGCGTTGATGTAGTCTTATCGGGATTCGTCCATTCCGGAGCTCCAGCACCTCCATTATTGAGGCCAATGCGTACCTGAAACGGAGCTAAATTATCAACCGTGAGAGCCACACTACTTGCACCTCCTGTTTTAGCGAGGGTGAATGTAGAGCCTACTTGCGTTACCGTATATCCTTCTGAAATCAGAGGGAGTGAAAAAGTTCCAGTCGTACTATCAACCCCCCACGGAGAGTTCAAACCTCCTAAAAAATTATATAGGTCAGCGTATGTTGTCATGTCCCATCCGGACGAACCATCACAGAGATGATAGCCATCAGGAATAACAGCCGACGGCCACGGTATTATTGATCCGGCAACAGCACCATCACTTTTCCCCCGGACTTGATCAGACATCCACGATAAGGCATTTTGCATCCAGGTTCCGATACGTGTGGCTGTGTTGGCCCCAGTAGTTGTTTCATTTGCTATTTGGTCAGCTTCCGTTTTTAGCGTAGTATAGTCCATTGCTGTTATTTTTGAACAAATTTAGATAGTTGTGGAATTTGGAAAAAAGACAAGATTATTTTCCCCCGATAATGCGATGCATCATAACGGCAAATTCTTCACCATCCAAATCACTCATTTTTTGAACTAGTTTATGTATGCTCCCAAAATACTTTGGCGACAGCCATGGTTTGGGTTTTCGCTTTGGCGTAAACCCGATATCGCCATGGTTACCATGAAAAAAACCTTTCCCTACACCGGCATCAACATACACACCATAGTAATTGAAAAAATGGCGAATTTTAGCAATGTCTCCGCCGCTTTGCTTTATCAATTCCTGATTGAGTGAATGATAAAGCGCACCCGTATTATGAGGCCCGATAAGCATCAAAATTTTTTCCTGCCAAATCCTGACCATCATTTCAGACCAAGCTTGTAAATAAGCTTCACGAGCTTCATTGACCGATGCACCATTCGTTTGCGTCATATTGTAAATCTTTCGGTTGGTCGACTGTGATAATGAAGTATAAGCCGCCGGCTCCATTAAAGGCATATCCGGGTATCTCATAGTATGGCATGCGGTCAAGATGAAGAAATGCCATATTATTAGCTAACGCCACTCTATCTTTCAGTAGCTTGCTTTCTATTGAACGATAAATTCCGCGTGTTTCTTCCATTACAGCATGTTGCGCATCCATATCGTTGTATTTATATTTCTTGATCAAAAAAACAACGTATTGGCGACGGTCAAAGAAACCACCACCTTCGCCCCTTATTGTCATGCCGTCATTAGTATCATCTACGGTGAAAAAAGCCGTTTCGCTTTTGAAGTTTTGCAGCAATTCTTCCATGTAAGGCAAGCCGGTACTGCGGGTGAACTTGTAAACCCCGGCGGTGGCATAGAGTGAATTGCAGATGTTTTGAAAATAATCGTAAGCCTCAAACATAATCATGTATTTTTAGACATTAAAGCTTCCATCTCTTTCGCTTCGCGAGCTTTTGCGTCAAGCTCAGCGAGTGCCTGCCAAGTTTCTGTATCTTGGACTGCCTGTAATTTTGTAATGTCACCTCCATGAAGAGCACGCAACATACCGTTGATCTGTTCCCGCATGTTGATCGATGGGCGCCCATGGGGAGCCGGTATGCGGTCAAAGAAATTAGGAAACTGTATGGAGAAAACATCTTTCAGTCCAGTAAACCACATAAATACAGTATATAACACATGAGGGGATGTTTTTTTGAACCGAACAGCCCTTTTCGCAGTTTCATTATCCGAAAATGCACGGCTGCCGTTGTAAAAACAAGCAGCCAAACAACGCAAAAAATGTTCATCTTGCGTATGAATAAACGCCTGATAATAATTTTCACATGCCAAATATTGACGAAATGGAGTGCTGCGTAAACGAGAATCAACATGTTTACGTCGCGCTATTTTAGTTAACGGCGTGATTTCTTTAATGCTGTCAGTCAAAAAATCAAGATGCTTTAAAAAATCAGTTACCTCCCAATCTGCCAACAAGAATGTACCAACCTTTTTTTTGCGACACACCCATGTTCCGGCAATAGTTGTTCTATCAACAGATATACCGGAGAATCGGCAAAAGCATTTTACACGTAATTCAGCTTCCGAGTTTCCGGATGAAAATAGAAAGCTGTAGAAAAGCAATTGTTTTTCATTCATTGCTTTCCAGTTTGCAGGCAGAAGTAGGTTGATTGTTTTCACGCGAAGAAGAATGTATTGTCGTTTGGTTGATTAGTATATTTTTCTTCAATTTTTATGGCATATACAGCCGACTGCGCATACGCAGGAAAATTGGGTAAACTAGCTTCCATATAGTTGGCTAAATTTATCAATTGCTTTTCCGCCTGTGCATTCAAACCGGACAATAGCATACAGATGGCAACTTGAACACGTCTTAATACCTCACGATCAGCATCGGAGAGCGTTCTTCCGCGACGGTTAGAGATTAGTATGGCCATATATTCAGGACTGATAGTATCTGAAATTATATCGTTTTGAAAAGCGATTACCTGTGGTAGTTTTTCTGAAAAAGTTTGCCAGTCAACAGTAGGCATGAACGCATAGATTTGCATGTCAGCCGGCTTCCAAAAAACAGTTTCGGTCATTTGATTGAATGAAGTGACATCGCTCCATGCAACTATTAAATCGTTATCCGATTCTATAATAGACATCAAAGCACTGATAATTACACCAACGCGTTGCAATGTTGTCTGCAATAATCGATCGACGCGTGCCTGACTCGCAGGTACCTGATTGGTATTTTGAACAGCAGCAAATCCATTAGGAGTTTGAATCAAGTCCACAAAAGGAATAGCTAATGAATAGGCTTTATAAGCGAGTAGTGATGTTAAAATGCTCAATTCTTGTGTATTTGATCTTCCAGATAGCATTTCAAATAAAGTATCTCCCAAAAAAGAATTTTGCACCCAATATTCAGCATCTTGCATAAACGGGGATATTACCGACCAGTCTGAACCTTCTGCAGTCGGAATATATTCCAAGAAAACATCAATATTATCAATTATCATTTCAAGAAGGATTAGTAGGTTGTTGTGTTTGTTGCTGTTGTTGCATGGCAGCTCCGGCAGCCATATTGTTCATAGTGTTTGGTTGAGAATCATTGCCTGTGTCAAGTGATGTAAGCGTGATAATAGGAATGTCAAATACTACATCATCCCAGCCGTTGAAGTCGGCAATAATATTGTAAGGCTCCAGCAAAATATCATGATATGGTTTTTCCATTGATTGCTTCATGGTGAACAATTCTCGTTTATCTGTTCCCGAAAAACCACCTTTGGACTTTCCTGGTGTGGCACCCACCAGATCGGGATGTACGTTGTCGGCATAGCACATAATGTTCGATGCCTCCTCGCTATCTTCTAACCAGTCACCGCCTTCTTTGCCGGTATCAACAGCGGTTATCCTAATCATCTGGACTTCTTTTCCTTGAGTATTAGTGTAAAATCCGCTAATCCACATTTTATTACTGTTCTCTATGCCGGTAATGAAATCACGAATGTTTTGTTTCTCTAATTTAATCCGGGCATCACGTTTTTTTGGATCGGTTATTTTTTCTTCAGCAAGCAGAGAATTCCAATAATCGCGGGAGATTTCCACATGATATTTTATAGAAGCATGATGGCGTAGCTTTGCCTCTTTCCCGGTAGCTATAAGACGGTGAGAGTTGTACCACCCTGAACGAAATACGCTGAAATATGGAGGAATAGGGTAGTATTTGTTTCCAACGGTGGGAAAATAGTTCAGAATGGCGAATTTCCGTTTCCCTGAATCCTTTTTAGTTCCGTTTGTGTTTGGAGCACGGCCAACCCTGATTTCTAGGTCCCCAATAGGATCACTAATATCAAGTAAATCAATAACTTCAACATTTTCTAACAAAGGGGCTTTATATTCCCAATTGGCATAGAAAACATGTTCAATTTCGCCTGTTTTTGGATTACATGTCTCAAAACGGATATAACAGGACTCTTTATGCACCAAATTGGTGATTTTAGAACCATCCTTCGAGAGAATAATAACCGATATCGTGAATAAAAAGTGTTTCATGTCACTACTTTGCTCTAGCAAGTAACGTGCTGGTCGGTTATGACGAAAGAAATTTTTCACTTCCGGATTATCAATTTTCTCTCCTTTAGAGTTCAAATAAGTCAATCCACTACCATAACAAGTTAATGTGTTGAATTGCTTGTTTTGCGACATTATTTCCGATTGACGAACCAAATTCATTACATCATACGGCATTTGATTGTTGACACCCCACGGCACATATCCAAGATATTTCTGGTTCATGTCGCCCGGAATGGGTATAGGACGCAAAAGTCCATTGTCAAAGATTGAGCCGGCATCTTCGACGGAACTCATTAGCATAGCCGTTTTCCCATCGTCAAGCATAACAACTTCATGCACGTCATAATTCCCAAATTCTGTAGGGGATGGAGTTTCTTTTTTCATAAAAATACTTCCTGGTTGTTGATTTCAAAAATACAAACGGCTTTAATCTTTCGGATTACGCCGCTTGTGTTGAATTTTATATTGAAACTATTTCCTTTGAAAAAGCTAGATGTCATCACTACGTTGTTGCACACCATTATATCACCTTTTGAAGTCCAGCATTTCAAATTTACCGGCTCTTTTGAATTGAGCAGCTTACGCGCATCATTGATATGTATTAGCTTAGCCATTAGTTAAATGTTGAATCAAACGTATCATCAAAAATTCGATTGCCAAGAGTGGATGATGCCGCTGATTTGTATTTTAAAATATTATTGTTTTCTTGAGCATACCGCCAGGTGAAAGATATGGACGGAAGTTCGGTAGCGATAGAACTACGTTTCACCGTCGGATCAATGACTGTGATTTGTTTACCTACTCCGGAAGAATCATAGAGATAAACAGATTTTGACATGAATATATCTTCTACCCATGCTGCTTCTGCCTGTGATTGTATGCCTATATTGGAAGTGAATGTCTTCACTAAAAGAGTGTAGTATTTTATGTACTGTCCTTCATTCGTGCAGAACTGGCTGCCGTCGTATTTGTTTTCCTGATCTAGCAGACCCATGCATGTTAAGGTCTCTTTTACACCAAAACAATTGATAAAAACAAATGATGGTGTTCCGGCACATGAAATATTATCGACAATAAATGTTTGAGAACGTGCCCCGGCTGTAACAGTATATTGTTCTAATGTCTGATATGAATTTGCGAAACAAGATGGAGAGACATCGACGGTGACAATACCATCAGATATATTTATTGTTTTACCTATAATAGTGGTTGTGGTTATGACTCCATTTTGAGAGTAAGTTGCAGTAGTGGTTATGTCTGTGGCTGTATTTACTTTTAGGGAAAGATATTCCTTCCTGTCAAGACTTGTTGTCTTTGCGCCCTGCAAACTCGTCAAGAAACAATGGGCAATAAAGATGTTAGCCCCTACATTAACTTCAATGGTACCGTATTGTACTGTGAAGTCAAAATTGAAACTACTACCGGCATTGTCAGTGATAGCCAGGTTGTAGGTGCCCACTAAGGCAGTCATATCAATAACACCTTCAATTACTTTCCCCAAATCACGGATATACACGTAATTATCAAGGTCAGGAACGTATGTTTCTGCCAAAATAATTGTACCGGTAGTTTTATCCGTTAGAGTAACAGATACATCGGCTGTGGTAGTGAGCACAGTATCGGCAAGCGTGCTACTAAAACTATAAGAAACGGGTTGTTGTACGATTGAAATAGCCACAAAAAAGCCTCCTATATTATCTTTTGTACAAAGATGATATAGGAGGCGGAAGGGAAAAAAGACAGGGGAAAGAAGTATTCAGTTACCATGCTCAGCACGGTAACTGAATTTGACTAATCTTCATCTTCATCTTCTTTGAACAGACTACCCATCTCGGCAATGCTTTCTTTAGTGAGCGACTGCCGAACTATCTTTTCGCGGCGTAGTTCCCGTTCAATGATAAGGTATCGTTCAAAGTCTTCTACCGTTTTGTTTGGTTTATCCCGAAGTTTGTCCATTTCGGTTCTCAGGTTAAGCGACCGCTTCAGCGAGCTTTCACGTTCCACGTGTTTTCCGAACAAAAGTTTTTCGATAGTGGAGTAAACCCAAAGTTCAAAAGCAGGCGATAACCATGCGGCAAATTTCAGAGCTAAAACGCGGTGCATAAAAGTGCCGGATTTTTGACGAGAAGTTATCAAATCTTCTTCGTTTTCTATTCCTAAAAACCCCATATTTGGGTTTTTTAGACACTCCGAGATAAATAATTTAGTTCCATCATTTCTTGTAAAATGCTCAACTGTCTCGTTAAATACTTTTGCCATTTCGGTGGCGTTGATCATCATACCGTTCTCTTTTGACAATAAAAATGTAATGTTGTTGTCCTCAAAAATACAAATTTTTGTTTCCATACTCGCGTTATTTTGTTAGGTTAAAAATTAAATACGCTACAAATATAATGCAAATATCTGACTATCAAATAGTTAACGCAATTATTTATGAATATTTAGCAATTAAAAATAACAAAAGCCCCAAATAGGAGCTTTTGTTGTAATTATTCGTTTAGCATGTTTGGTATTTCCTCTCGTTTCATAAGCCATACGGGTTCTGAATCTTCAAAGCCGATAAAATAATCACGTTTCACCAAGAAAAACGAAATTTCTTCGACTGAAAAAGCACCCATGCCTGCTAAATCCTGGCAGATGGTTTCGCTCGACTTACGTATCGATGCATCAGCCTCTGTGGCCGGAACAAACTCACCGCAATAACGGGAAAGTATTACTATTTTCCATGCTTCTATTTCGTGCATAAATTTACTCCTTTCGGTATATAATTAGGATTAAATGATTCTACTAAGTCCATCAACTGCAATAACGACCGGGCCATCTCCAGAATTCGTTTAGGTTCACGATCGTCATCGATTTCAATTCCCATTACGACAAACTCCATAATATCCATGATGTCTTTACGATATGCATCAATCATTGAGTAGTCATCTTCTTGAAATCCTTGAAATTGCATAAACATATAAGGCCCGATAGTGGCGCCATTGACTTTTACAGGTTCGTTCATCACAGACCTCCTTTCTCACTCACTGTTACAGTGATGGTCGTTTCCGGTGTAACATTAAACACAAAGGTATTGGTATTCCCTTTTGTGTAATGAGAGCATTCGCATTCTTGAATGTCATGTTCAAACATAAGTGACGCAATTTGAGAGCTACAGAAATTAAAAAACCGTTGTATGCGATACAGGTTTAGTATTCCTGTTGTTTTCGGAAGGTCGGAAGTAATGCCAGGAGTGTCTTCTTGCATTACGCGCCTGTGTTTACGGTCGTGCGTTAATGTTCTGACAACGACAGGGACTTGTTTTTGTCGCTTAGCGACAAACGTGCGAGGAGCCTTTGGGGCACTTGCTGCTTGTGTGAAATTTGAATTCATAATAGTGGTTTCAGCAAAATAAAAGAGCTATTTAAAATGGTAGCGGTGCTCATTTTCCGCTGCTGAAACCACCAAAGGGCGAGATGTCGGGCTAACCGACTCGAAAAATGGCACCGCCATTTAGTATTTAAAATAAAAAAACCACCTTATCTTGCGTGGGTGGGCTTATAGCCCTTTAATAGTTTCAGCGATGCAAAGATAAGGTGGTTTTTTAGAAAATGCAAATATTCTACCAATTATTATCCGCTTTTTTTGACATAGAGGCTTTCAGTGAAGATATAATTGCAATAAATTTAGCATTTAAGCTTTGATTATATTTTATGAAATTTTCCATATATTCTTTTGCAAGAGGGATGTCTCGTTTGTCTTTACTGGCTGCCACTCTGTTGATTTTCTTTATTTCAATATCGAAATATATCTCAAAAGGATAACCCTCGGTTTCAATTTCAAATAGAGAATATTTATACCGACTGTTTTTTAGTTCTAACTTAAGCAAAAACCACTCCGATTGGTCGATACCTTCAACCTCAGGAACATTTGTAACTCCCTTTAATATAATCAATTTTGCTTCTTTATCATCAGTTTGCAATGCTGATTTTGAAAAATTGAAAGCTGATGCCAACCAGTTTTTCGCATTCAAATATAAATCATTTGCCGTCATAGATGAATCGACGGGAACAACTTCCGAATAAACTATTTTCCCCTCTTTCACTGGAAAATTATCCGATAATAAATTTTGTGCCGTTGTTAGTACTGGCAAAAGAAACAGTAATGAGAGTAATTTTTTCATAATATATCATCTAATATCTTATAAAGTTCATTTTCATGTAATATTTGAATAGGATAACCATCAGAAATTAATTGTTCTACAGTTTTCAGTTTACTTGGCCCAAATCCGGCACCCACACATACAATATCAGTGCGTTTTGATATAGCTCCGTTATTATCAGCTCCAAAGCTCTTAAATATTTTTGCCAACTCCTCTCGTTCTGGATAACGGCTAAAAACGCCAGTTATTACTATTTTTTTGTCATAAAATGGGGTGTCTTTGTTTTTCACAATAGATAAATCCTGATGTTTAACATCAGAAGATAAGTGACGTCCTTGTAGATTCATATGAGACTCAAAAGATGTCCTGTCTTTTCGTTCTGGATAGTTCAGACTAAAGATATTGATTCCCTTTAAGTATTCCATGAAAATTAAAGCACAATCAATTGCATCCGACAATGCATCGTGATGTTTGGAGACGGGAATATTCAAAGCTGTACATACATCCACTAAAGCATGATTATCAAATAGTTCTTTTGTACATTGATGACCTAAAATATGGTGGTTATCAATATTATAGAAATGGATTATCTTGTTTAATACATCTAAGTCGAATTCAATTGAATGAGCTACAACAGTTTGAAAGTCAAAGTAATGTTTTATTTTAGGCCACAATTCACTAAAAGTAGGTGCGTCCTGTGTCATCTCTGGAGTGATAAGATGCACGTTAATGCAATTTTGATCATATGCATTTCCTGGAGGTTGGATTAAAAAACAATTCTTTTCAATAATTTCTCCGTTTTCAACGCGGACAATTCCTAATTGACAAGGCATTCTGTTATAGGTTGCTGTTTCAAAATCAAAGGCGGTGAAGTTAAAGTCTGGCATGAGGTTTTTGTTAAAAAGTTAATACATGGCAAAGATAACAAATTTAAACAAAAAGCCCCGCAGTAATGCGAGGCTTAATCCATAACAATAACTGTTACTGTCAAACAACAACTAAAGTGATATGGATGTTAATTCTTTTCCAAGATTATGGAGCGCCAGTTCTATCTTTTTTGTTTGTGCCGGTCTGGGTTTTGATCTGCCGGCAGAATAGCTCCACAATTGTTTTCTGTTTATGCCTGTTAGTTTCTCCAATGCGGAAAGTGAAAGAATGCCAAAGTAATACTCCAGCAGGCTTTGCGTATCAAATTTATAAACAACTTCAAATTCTTCATCTAAGAATGCGGGGTATTCGTGTTTGTCCTCTATCGCGGTTTCTTTAAAGAAATACATTTGCACGATCATATCAGCTTTTGCAGCTTCAGCGGAATCACCCATACCGGAAAACATTTCATTCTCACAGTATGCACTATATGTTCCATCAGTAGCCCTTCCAATAATTGCCTCTATTTTTTTCATAACTGTTTTTTTTGTAGATGGAACTATTTAAGTCCCATCTCTTTTTTTATTTTCAATTCTACTGGTTTAAAAACTTCTTTCGTTCCGTGATTAGGAACCGGGTACCTTTTCCCATCTTTTTCATAAATAACATGACTTCCCGTCTGCCTTACCGCAATCCATCCATTGCGCAATACTAAGCGATGTAATTCATTAGACTTCATATCTCATATATTATTGTTGTTTGACCCTACAAAGATAGACAAATGTCTATTATAATCCAAATAATAATATACATTTGTCTATCTTTTATGTATATTTAACAATGCATTTATGTGTAGCTTCAAACATTACGTTATCGGGTTCCTTTTCGATATCTAATTTCGTGAAAACACATGTAAATTATTTGTGTTCAAAAGATTACCTCAAAAAAACGACTAAAAAAGTTGTTATTTTTTCATTCTGTCGGATTTTTAAATGTTTATTTCGCTGATTCAAAGGTTTTTGACCGTCTAATTTTAAATAAAAAATCCGAATTTCACGCGATTGACCCCGACGCGACCTGATCGGGATTTGTAATTACCTGCCGATTTTGCGTGTTATATGATAGGGGGTAGCTGTAGGAAATTAACATCTATATGTATGGGAAAATTACCGAACGCAAGTGCGGCCATTTTTTAAGCGGCCCGGCTATTTCTAAAATGCGTTGTGGTACAACTACATACAACACAAGAACAATCAATGTAATTGTAATAGGCAATAAAAAAGGCCAGGTAATTACCTGACCTATCATGGTTATGAATGCTATTATCTATTGCATCACATCATACCACCACCCATACCCATGTATATGTTACGATAAGGAAACTTATTCATGCCGATACAAAGCGTATCGAAAGCATCTGTGCCATCCGTTCTATACTCCAACTTATCTTCCTCTGTTTCCATTAACTTCTCGCCTGTTTTATCTTTCTTAAATCCATTTGTGCCTATTCTTGTGCCTGTTTTCTCCATGGCCATAACTAACGCTTCATTATTGGGTTTATTGATCCGGGGAAACAATCCACTTTCACCTTTGAAAGCACGGTTGATTAATAGATGCTTTTCCATATGCGGCAAAGGATTACCCAAATTAACAGGAAGAATAGTCCAATCCAGCGATTCAAAAGTTGAGATAACAACAGATGCAAAGTCTTCATCATTGACTGCATAGTTACTACCTAATGCAGTTGTGTCGTAATAGTACACAACGGTTCGTGTATGATGATAACGGTAGTAATTACAAAAGTCTTGTACTACTTCTCTAATCTTACGTTCATATTTTACATAGAACGATTTCAAAGTTAGCATTTCACCATCACGTTCTTGACCTGTTACTATCCAATTTATGTTGCTGTTATAATCCATGGCGATACACAACGCATCATCCAGATTAACATCTTTATCTTGCAAACAACATTCCTTATCTATTTTAGAAAAATTGAAATCAAGTCCATCAAGATAAGAATTATCAAATGAAGAATAATAATGCAATGATTCTACCATCGACTGATAGAACCCATCTTTCAAAATTCCTATTCGTCTACACAGGATAGATGTTTGAAAAATCAATGGTGGTAAATCGCGTTTCATCTGTGCAATATATTTTTCACCCAACACTAACAGATTTTCAATGGATGACCATTCTCGATAATATATTGCAACAGCCCGTAATTGAGATAAACTGCGATATAATGAATTCAAATAGTTTTTCAAATATGCAGGTGAATCACCCGTTGCAATACGAGTCTTTATTTTCCATATTTCATTGATTATGCCATGAATAGTTTCAATTACTTCATTATCCGTTTTTTCTTTGTAAGATAAAAACCAACTACCTCTTTTGGTTGTTGGCATATCTGAAGTAATCAATAAGGAATGATGCCAGGGAATATGTCCAAAATGTGATTTAATACCACCATTTGCCGGAAATGTTTCATCCTTCAGCTGGTTGTAATCAATATATCGTGCTTCGTCAACATCAACATAATCCAATGTTAATGAATTAGATGTTCCTTTTCTGTCTTGAGAAATAATATATTGAATAGAACCATTATACCAGGATATAACCGAATCGTATGACTCAGGTTCAATAAGAGGTTTTTCAAATCCGGCAGATTTCGGCGGACGATGACCTATATGAAAATGTACATTACGCTTGTATCCGAATGATTCTAAAGCATTCAAAGTACCAGGTAATGTATTCGTTAATCCATGTTTATATGTTGGCACCACAATGCCACCGCTTGATCTTGGCATTCGTTGTAAATTACGAAGCAACCAAGGAGCTGCAATGCCATGCGTTTTACCAATTCGTCTTCCGCCAACGAAAACGCTTGTATGAGCACCAGTATAAATAGCTTCTTGTTGTGGAGGATTGAGATATATTTGTTTTTTATCACTCATTGGATGGTAGTTCAGTTGGTGTGTTTTTAAATATATCTTCGATAGTAACGTCTACATATTCGATATCTTGAATTTCACCAAAATATTTGTCTTTCATTTTAGCTATTTTTTCTTTGATATTCGGTACCGGTTGAATTCCGATAACAGTAGGATCAGATGTGATTTCGAATTGTTGTACTGCGATTTCTTCCCAAGGATAACGCTCCGATTCTTCTTTGTCAAGTTGATTGTATTTTCCGTATTTATCTGCAACCATTGACACCGCGATTGGGTTTTGTTTTTTTACAGCCATATCATAGGCTTTATCCAACATTGCATTTAATTTAAAACGATGCCAAGGTTTTGACGATGTGGCAAAATCACCAATCAATTGTTTTGCCAATTTAATATCTTCATAAACGGTACTGCGATCAATTTTAAATTGCAGCATCATCATGTCGCATATTTCTTTTTCTTTTTTAAGCGGATATTGAATGTAAATTGTATAAATAGCACGAATCCGTTTTACTTTTTCTTGTAACTGAAAAGATAAACCGGCATTTTGTAGTTTTTCCACATCATCGAACAGATGAATGCGGCATATTTCGGATGTGTTTGGTTTTGGCATCTTCGGCGTTATAATCCAAATAAGCCTGCATTTTTTTTGCAGGCTTATTTAGTTTCAAAATTTTAGATTTAGATATTCAAACCCAGATTACGAAGTTCTTCAGCTTGTTGCTCTGATATTCCTTGATTAACAGATTTCAATTCATCAATCCGGACTTGAACTTTTTCCAATAATTCGGAATAGGCATCCGCTTGTGTTTTATCCAGCTGTAAAGCTGCTAACTTTTCTTTGTTGTCGGATATATATTTCCGATCCGCACCTATCCGATTGAAATCGATGACAATTTGGTCAGTAGGTTTTGGTGGGTTTGCAATGTCATATTTATCATATGAACCCCAATTTGCCTGCAACTTTTCATCATATTCTACGAGTTGCTTTAAGAAAGGATAGCGATCGCATGGTAACTCGTTATCCATTAATTTAAGTTTTTCATGCAAAGCGCGCATGCGGGGATAGATAATCAAATTTTCATCGAATTTCGCTTTGATTTCATCCGGTAACAAATCGTGATCGGGCCGTTTTCCGGATTTATCAGGATTCAACAGCTCAATTACTTTAGGAAGCGTTTCAGTCTCAACTTTTTTTACTTGCTCCGTAAATGCAGTAATTTCGGTAGCTGTCAATTTTTTGTAGTCAATACCTCTTTGTAAAGCGGTATATTTTGACTCCATTATTTCGAGAGTTTTGCGCAGTTCATACGCTAGTTTGTCATCCATTTTCCGGCGGACAATATTTTCATATAAAATCCGTCTTCGTGGGTTATTTTTCAGGTACAATAACGCACCTACATCAAAATTTCGTTCTTCAGGATCAAGCATAAGCCAGTCCTTGATTTTTTGAATTTCTTTTTCCATAATGATTTTTAATTAATGTGATACAATTGTTTGAGATTACGAAGGTAAACGCCTCTATTTTTGCATAAAAAGACAAACGGACACCTTTTGGGTGTCCGTTGATCTATAATAGTAAACATCTTGTTAGCTCCCTGCGGAAGGTGTAATTACTTCGTTGATAGTTCCGTTTTCGGTGATTATTTCACCTGTATAATACGGAGCCGGACAAACATCCGTAACCGAAGCTTCGATTGTAGTGCTCATTTCATCGGTGGCTTTTGACCCAGAAGCTTGATCGATTTTCATTTCAAGTAAATACATTTCATTACCGATTACACGATAACTACCTGCAGTTTCTTGGATGATAAAAACATAATCGTCGTTGTTTGCAATTCGCGCAAATCCGGCAGCTTGAGCATCCACTCGAGGACAGACAAATGTAGCCGTGTTCAAAAAGCTTTTTGAAGGCTTAGAGCCTTGACCGGCAGATTTTACTGGTGACTTATCGATCAATACGTCGAGTTCCATCCATTGTTTTCCAGTGACGAGCGTAAAGCTACCAGCATAAGTAGCTAAATCCCCCATATCAGTCGTGATGATAGCCGGCAATGTTGGAAAACTTGCAATATCCCTTTTGGGAATGTAATATACCTTCGATCGTATTCCGGGAAGGTTTACTTTGCCCTCGCACCATTCAAGGCTTTGAGGGTCTACGGGTGTACATGGTGTTGTTGCCATTTTTTTACCTCCTTATGATGCTGCCGGTGTTATAACCGGTGCGGTTTGCGTAGCTACCAATAAACGTTGATAACTAATAGTTTCAAATTGACATCCAAAAAACAAAGTAACAATGAATTGCAACACGAAAGCCGCATGTTTTTCCACTGTTATTCTTTCCAAATCACCTTCATTGTCAGTTCCAACCAACATATTGGCTGCATCTGTCATATGAATATACTGAGAATTCTTTTTGTTAGGCAAAGCAACCAATTCACACAAGTCATTCGAACCTTCCAAAAAGGTTTTATTAAATTGAGTATTGTAAGGTACAGGTCCGACTGTTGTTTGGTAATCGTCAACATAGAAATTGTATACCGCTTTGGGAATAAACAATTTCACGGTGTCGTTTTGAAGTTCATCGGAACCGGCACGATATATTGCTTTCAATATATCAACCGCATTAGTACGGTCAATAGCTTGACCATATGCATACAAATTGTTGTTTGCCACTGAAATATTTCCAGCCGCAATTTCGGTACCGGTGATTGTGTCAAAGCCGTTGAATAAATCTGCAGTTGTGGAACCGGCGTCATTTCTAACAGCACTCCACAAATTAGCATTCAAAGCTTTCGACAATTGTTTCATCAAGTAAAACAAGATGGCGTTGGTAATTGGTACATTCTGCAACCCGGGGCCATTCGTTACAGCACTTCCATATAGCGATTGATATACGGAGTTAGGCGAAAAGTTTTTAACTACCGAACCAAAGAATGTTTCTAAACTACGTCCAGCGATACCTGGAGCAACATCATCGATCCTTGTTTCTGAATACGGCCCGATTTCAATACCTCCGGATAATTCGCCAACAGTTTCTTTGTAGCGAATTCCGGTGCGAAGCGTCATGTGCTTCAGCGAAGATTGCAAAGCAATCACCGCCATCATTAACAAATCCTGCCGATAGGTTTGGGCGGATTGAGCTAATTGAGCAGGGGTTATATTAATTTGTCCCATTTGAAATGAAATATTTTGAGAGTGAAAAATTATTCAGGTAATGCATTGAAAATTGCACGAACAGTTTCAACGCGCTTGCTTGATTCCGGAGAGATAAGTAAGTCTTTAGATTCTGTTTTGTGTTCAGAATCAGTTTCTTTTTTTACTTTTCCAGTTTCGTCCCCGGGACTGCCAAGTTTTATATTTTGTTCTTCAATCGTTTTGTTCAACGTTTGAATAGTGGCGGCCTGTTCGGTTACCTTTTCATTAGCAATCTGCAACTTACTTTGAAGTTCAGTTACATCCGTTTCTGCGGATAAAGCCTCTAAAAGGCTATCAGGCGTAATATCTTCCGATTTTGATTCGGGATTACCCTCTATGATTTTTGAAACCAATTGGTTCCAATTGGCGGCGGCTGATCTTTCGGCTTCAACTTCCGCACTTGGTTTGAATTTGAATTTCATAAGAAATTGATTAATTAAAGTAATTAAGGATATTTTGAAAGCTGTCAATCCCATCGATCAGCCCTATTTTTTTTGCCTCTGTGGCGAAAAATGTTTTTCCGGTATTCCACTCTGTTTCATCCCCTGTTAAAGTAGATAGGCGATTAGTTTTAACCATGTTCAAAAATTCGGCATTCACTGTATCAACCTTAGCTTGTAATGGGTCTAAATTTCCCTTGAGCGCTTCACGGAATTCATTATTTTTATCGGTAGACTGCGAAGCATATACCTCTATTAAATTTATTCCCTGTTTTTTAAGCTGTTCGGAATAGTCAATAATTGTGGAGATTGTGCCAATGCAGCCGATTTGGGCTAGATCATTGTTGGCAATAGCTAAATCACATCCGGAAAGGATGCCATATGCAGCCGATGCGGCCATATCATTTGCAAATCCCACAACAGGTTTATTTCTTGCGGCCAGTGTTTCGTTAAATAGAAACATACCATACGAACTACCACCTCCTGAATCAATATCCAATACGATTCCTTGAATATTGTCATTAGCATAGCAACGTTGCAGGATGTTGGATTTTGTCACCATGCCTGCAGGCCCACAATTTTGATCTTGTTTTGTGATAGCACCGGAGATGGTTATAATGGCAACTGAATTATCTGGAGCATCTTCAGGGGGATTACTTAATCCTAATTCAGATATGGTGTAAGCATCACTATTAATAGTTGCAAAACGAACGCCATCATAAAGTAAGTTGGATTCTCGTTCCGCCTTGGTCATTGAAGTAGTGGCAAACGAGGGGCGTTCGCCTTGCATCCAAGGTGTAATAAGAGGTAGGTAATTGAGGGAGTATCCGTATTCGATCGCCCAAAAACCATTTAAAATTTGATGAAGGAATAACATTGCAGATTAATTTTCTGCAATGTTATTCTATTTATAAGAGGGTAAAAAAGACCTTATTATCCTATTGAAAGCACGGAAAATAAGTTTATGTACTTGATTTCCACAGTGAAAATACGTGTTCCTGTGGGTGTATCAGCATTATCATATTTATATGTGAGAGACGTATATGGTTTGTCTGGAGTACCTAAAAGGGACTGAGACCCATATATATCTGTCACGCGATAACAGTTTTGCCCACGGGCTAATAATGCAAGTATAATTCGTGTAATAGGAATTATCTCGGTTTTTTTCAGTGTCAAAGTTGTTGTGTAAACATCTTGACCGCTTTGTTTTTCACTTTGTACAGACAAAGAAGCCAATCCATCAATATCAAGATCGGAGAATGTTCCTGTAACGGAATCCAATACTATTCCTTCATATATTTTTCCTTGCGTTGAAACTGAAAGATCAGCGGCGGAAATCCATTCAACTTGTTTAATTGCCGGTAATACACTTTTCATAATGGTAAATTTTTAAGTGTGCAACTATTTGCACTTAAAGACAAAACAGGGGTTAAAGTCGAAAGAAAAACGTCATATTTATATTTATTTAACTATATGGTTACATTGCATTGTTTTGCGTACGATTTTCTTAGCCGGTACCATTTTTGAGAGATCGTATACCAATATTTTTCTTCAATGCCGTGTTTTTCCATGTAAGCATAGATAAGTGTGCTCAATTTGCAATTTTGGTTTCCGAGTGCACCTATTTCCTGATACATTGATCGCTTTAATAATTCATCAAATGATTCAAGTAAAGCCTGTCGGGTTGATGAACTTATATAGTGATATACGCGCGGATCTTTTTCTTTGAAATACGGAATACGTATTTTAACATTACATAGTTCGGAATAGTCTGTAAAACCTTCCGGTTCTTTGCTTAGATATTCACGCAATATTCTTGCTTCAGGGCTATCCCGAATCAATTCTACAGGATACCCAAATGAATGGCGTATAAATTGGGCTAAATGTTCGGGGGCAGATAGGTAAATGAAGTACTCCATATTTCAAGACATTTTAACTTCAAATATAAGCATTAACGCTCACATTACCAAATAAATACAGTTAATAATAGTGCATTTTTGCTATTGTTTTTCAATAAATAAATCATATCAAAATACCCCTTGCAATATCAATATAAATAAAGTGTGCTTTTGTACATTTTGCTTATATATGTTATCTTATTGTATTGATAATTTGCGTTTTAACTCCGTACTATTTTCTGTACAGAAGTACAATAAAAAGAGTACGAATGAAAAATAACGGAACTGTACGGTATTTTAGTGAGTAGTGCGTAACCGTGCAAAAATCGTGCAGCTATTAATTATTTATCAATCAATATAATAAATAATGAAAAATACACATCTGTACAGTTGCACGGTTTTTTTTACTATTTTCTATATAGTCTATTTTGTAAATGTAAAAAATATAAAAAAAGAATATATTATATGTCCTTTCCCGGATTGCCGCCCTCCCTCCTGTCTGATTGTCCAATTTTTGAAAAGTGTACGGAATTGGGGGGAAAGGGGGAAAACCGCGCATCGGAGAATTGGTTTAAAAGGAAAACGGCCTGCACTATCGTGCAAGCCGTTTGAAGTGTTTAGATTTCAAGCTCCTATCGTCGCTTAAAATCGGTGGGGTAATAAACATTACAGCACCATGCGAATTCAGCCGGTAATCGTCTCACACCTATCACTACGCATATGCCGGAGGACGCAATACGCGTCAATAAATGAAAGTCTATTTCGCTTCGTTTGAAATCATGGGTGCCGGCAAGAATGAAATAAGCACTATTCATGTCAAAATCATGCGTGAATTGCCGTACGAGTTTACGCGCGTCGCTTTGTGTCCTGGCAAAGCCTCTACCAAGTGCTACGGCGGCTACCATTGAAGCGCGTTCCTCTGCATCGGGTGAAACTACCACTGTGATTTTATTGTCCTTCATGAAGCTTTCTTTCCATTACTGTCTCATTCTTTGCAGATAGTTTTTCGATCATTTCTTTCAAACTATCTGGAACTTGTCCATCGTCAACTGCTTTTATGTCATAATCGGGTTCAAAAGCAGGTTGTTGTTTTACTAATTTGTCTTCCATTTTTGTTTTGACGGTTAACCACCACCGAAAGTTTTAATTGATAATTATTTGTTTGAATTTTCTTGTAAGCTTTCCGTTGCGGGGTATTTTGGTACTCCCGTTGGTATGTTTTCATCTCTTCGGGTGTCATAGTTCTAATTTTGTTTGATGGTCCCGCATAAAACAATATTCTGTTATTGATAAATTGCTAATCCACCAATTAAATGCATCTTGTCCGTTTATAAAATGATGCGCAAAAGATTTATCTGGATTCCTTTCAATTACCTTCTGTGCAGTATTAATATATGCCCGCATAATATTCGGATTTGATATTAATTCTTTCAATCGATTATTCGACATTGGGCAACCTACACAGCCTATCCTTAACTGAGTTTGATACAAAGAACAGGTCGAAATGTTTCGTATGGAAAGGAATTTCCATACATCCGCATCTGTCCAATTTAAAATTGGAGAAAGTAAATTTTTGTCACATCCATTTTTGCAGTCCGACGTAAATTCAATTCGTTTTGACCTTTTCACACTTTCAGATCTACGAATACCTATTATCACAACACGGTTAAGACCCTGTTTTTCTTTTATATATTCACAACAAAAACGGGTCTTGCGTGTAGGTAAACTTTTCTTTTTGAGAATCAATTGGAACATAGTAAGTTTAGGCCGAAACCAAATGACATCAGGATAGTTAACACGAATAAATGATAGTAGTTCTTTCGGATCGACAGACGTTTTGTAGAAATATCCCTGAAATTTCACACCTGACATCTTAGCCAATTCGTAAATCACCTGACTATCCTTACCTCCAGAAAATGCCAGGTGAAAACCTTCATCAGAGTATTTTAACGCTAATTTTTCAGTTTTGCGAATTAAGGCGATAGAGGTGTCTATTTTTTCTTGAAGGGCCATAATGTTTTTCTTGTTTAGTGATTAATATGTTCCGATATATAGCACTCTATGGCCTTTAATAGTTCATCGCTGTCATCACCGAAATCACATGCTCGTTCATAATTAACGGTAGTGTCAACGAATCGACGCATATCACCGGCAGCACTTTTCATCCGGAGGACCTTTTGTTTATCCTGGAACCGGAACACACCGGCACGTTTCATGCTTTCTTCTATCCGGAGAATGACGGTTTCCTGAATGTCGGCTAACAAATATATCAGGTTTATATCAGCGGCCAATTGTTTTGGATCAATGTTTGCTCGTTGTAGTAGAACGGCTGTTGAGTTGTTCATTTGTTTTCTTTTTTTGTAATGGTTGAAACGGGGGGAGCCGCTGAATTACACGAAATGTGTTGTCGGTGAATACATAATCATTATCTTTTTGCTCATTAATGAACATGCAGGCCACCTTTACGAACAGCTCCCTGTTCTGGGGCTTCACATGCAGCTCGAATTCATACCGGTCGCCGGGCTTCATTTCCATAAGAGCTTTGTAGACGCCGTTTACGAAAGTCATAAACCGATGGCCATGTTTGGATAGAAGCTCGTCGATCTCACTATTTGATTGCAGACGATAAGCTGAATAATCTATTAGCATTGCTTTATGTTGTTCGTCTATTGCTTCTCTGGTTTTGTGCATGATGGTATGTGTCCAAAATTATGAGTTTGATAATACTTTGTTTCAGCACCACAACAGTGCTTTGCTTTTTTACCGCTTCCACATTTGCAGGTTGCGTTTCTTAATGTTTTTTTCGCCACTAAATGTTGATTTGGCGAAGGCTGCCATACTGTTACAGTATGTTCTTTAATTTCTTTGTTTGATTTCATAAGTATATTATTAAAATGTTGAATCAAATGTATTGTCATCTCCATTCATATCTAAGTTCAGTTCCGGAGACGAGTATTGTTGCTTGAAATAGTTGTCATCGCCGATCGTGAAGTATTCCACGCCTCCGGATTTATCATCAAGATCCGGCTTGCCATCTTTGTCAAAAAACATTGGTAGTTTCGTAGTTGCATCATAGCGTTGTGGGTTGAAAGTATAACCTTTCCATTCGCAATACCCTTTCAGTTTTCGCTTGAAAACAGTTGGGTTACACCACTTAATATCAGCTTTGAACATGTCTAGATACTTGTCGTATATCTCCTTGCGATTCAGTCGGTGGTTTATATGTTCTTCCCCGGAGAAGTATTCATCTGCCCATTGTATCATATTTTCGCCTATAAATTGGCGAAGTATTCGCGATGCAAGCCGTTCACCCGGGCTTTCAACTACACCAAAACGAAGGTATAGTTGCACGCATAGTGCCACCAGATTCCAGAATAAATTCCATTGTTCAAAGTCCCATTCGTCGAAAAAAAGCGTGCCGAAATCGTGTATAGGCTTATGCTCGTCGTTATAGAAATCGGAGAAAGCCACGAGCCATTGCCGGTCTTTGAAACTACTACCGGAACCGTTCAATGCATGATTTGTGGTAATGTAAATCTTTGGGGATGTGGCAAAAGGGAAGGTGCAGCGGCGACCGCCTTTGTAATTCACGGCCCAGTCGCCGGTGATATTGGCAAACAGACTTTCAAAATCGAATCCAGGACGTACGTCATCGATAAAAGCGGATCGTGTTTCTTCTGTAATTCCATCCCAAAGAAACTGATCGGTACTCATGTCTGTTTTTTTGCCATTGATATAGATAGTGGGTGCGATATGCTTCAATGCTTCACCCACAATCGATTTACCACTCCGGCCGAATGAACTGCCAACTTCGCTTTGCCTTCCGTCCATGGCCACTACCGCTTTTGCAGTACTTCTATCCTTATTGTCCATCACCATATACCCTATTGCGCATAGCTTCGCAATAAGGTGTTGCCTATTTTCATTTATCTCATCTTCTGATATTGATATTTCGTTTATCTTTTCCGGGGTATCCTTTAACATGGCTTCCTTGCGCCATGTAAAATTTGAGGAATTTATGAGGAACTGTAGAAAGTGACAAGCATTGCCGGCTTCGGAAAGAGTATAATTATATACTCCATTTTCTTCACGATTGACACTGATCAGCGGCTTAATTAACTTTGCTGGAAAGTTCTTACGTGCATCACTCCAAATGTGGTGAGTAATATTAGTGTAGTCTATTTCAGTGATTCTTCGCTCGTTTACTTCCCAACATTTTTGAGCGAAGTAAAATAGTTGGGTGTCACGTGCCGGAAGCACGAAATTGGGGGCAATAAATGATAACAAGGATAGTTTATCCGGGCCTAGATATTGAGTGCCTCCTTTGCTTATCATTTCATTGACGTCCTCGCTGCAATTGGCTTCAGTAAATTCAAATAAAAAATCGCGGATTTCCCAAGCTTCCACGGTGCGAACTGTTGGTTGTGTGAGGTGGATAAATTCATAAGTGCCATCTAGGCGGCGATACCTCCCAAAACCTCTATTTTGCAAGAACCTTCTAGAACGCACATATTTGAATTCGTAGGTAGTGTATGTATTTCCCGACTTATCAAATTTTTCATTTTTCTGCCAATATTGTTCATCGCTCTCGATCGGCTGTGCGCTCTCCAGTTCGTTTTTGTCATTCAGACGCCATTTATGTCTACCGATACAAAATTCAGGCATATCCTTCAATACATCCCGGTGCATATCTGCAAATACCTTCGGGTTATTCAAACCCCAAAGTTCTTCCAATTTATGATCAGTCCACGTGGTTATTTTGTGTAGTTGGATATATTTACCGGATAGATTCTTTTCGTTGATCAGGTAGTCGATATCAGTCTTTAGTTCATCTTCACGGCTTTTCAGGGTATTGGCCAACAGATCATCGATGCCTTTGTCTTTCTCATTATTAGGTTTCACGTAGCCGAAAAAGATTTCTACGTAAATGTCGCGGTTCTTCAGTGAGCGCATGTATTCTTTGTAAGATCGTACTGCATAAAAGAAATTGCGCGGGCGTTTTTCAACCTGGTCATTGATTCGTATCTCATGCGAAAGATCATTCCAATCTGCGTCGAGCAGGAAGCATATTTCCTTCACAGCGCATTTTTGAATGATCCGGATCAAATCCTCCGGAATACGTCCATTAATACCAAGATTCTGAATTCCACTGATAGCAATTGACGGGATGCCGTGTTTACAGGCTTTTTCTGCTTTCTTTTCACCTTCCTGGATATAGAGCCTATCGATTGGTTCTCCGGATTTGAAGAGAGCCCGGATCACTTCCGGAATATAGATAAACGTTCCGCTACCTGCCGGAGATTTATATTTGTATGGCTTCCCTTCTTTATCTTTATGCTCATCCGGAAACTGCCATCGGACGCGGAAGTATTCTTTTACACGTCCGGTTTCTTTGCCTTTTTTATCCTTTTGTGCATAACGAATAGGAAGCCCGTCGAGGTCATAATATTCAATGATCACATCGTCGCCGGGGATGATATTGTTGAATTGATCAAGTGTGCCGCTTTTGAATGTGCGACATTGAAAAACAGATGATTTTTCATCTGTTTTGTAGACATGTGCCATCACATCCTTTTCCGTCAATCCGCTTTCTTTCAGCATCCGATTGCAATAACTATTCTTTTCGGGGGATGCTTTCTTGGAAGGTTTAACTGAAGGTTTAAGCACCGGTTTCTTTTCCTCCAAAAAAACATTGCATTTAGGGGCCAGATATTCTAATGCTTGTGGAAATGTGTAGTTTTGCCCTTTCATCAGGTAGTCTACAGGTGTTTTGCCGTGTATGCCGTTACATTTGAAACATTTGAAAATACCTTTGGCTGGAGTGATTGTAAGTCCCCGTTCTTCGTTGCAACTGGGACATTTTCCCACAAAACTCACTCCACTTTTATGTAGGCTTGTAAATTCGGAGATTACTTCAACCAGTTTGCAGGCAGATGCGTCAAGGATGCGTTGTTTATCGGTATCTGAAATATACATGATGAACTATACTATTTTTAATTGCACGTTGAAGCCAAAAGCGGCCAGTTTTTTTCTATCGAAGGATTACGATCACCGGCATTTACCGGCAGGTAAATCATACGTTCGCGGGTAACAATGGTATAACCATTTTTCCTTGCGTTGTAGACAAGATTATACCTTCGTTTTATTCGTGGGTTAATCATTAGTAGAACAAATTTCCAGATTTACTTTATAAATTTCCAAATAACAAATCCCATCTGCAATTGATATTTGAGTACTTGTGTCATAATTCCACATACTAAATTTCACATCCCGGCATCTTCGGCTTTCTATATTTATTTCTTCAATTCGACGGTTTACTTCTTTGGTAAAATCATACTTTGATTCTTCATCCGGGAAAAGTATTCCGTCTAAAGTTTTTACATAATTATAGGCCGTCGATTCTGCACTGTTCTTGCATTGATTCCCGTTTATGAATTTTACAAAATACTTACTCATAATGTTTTGTTTTTATTAGTTTAAGAGGAACCGCCTGGGCCATCACGGATAAGGCGGTTAGATTTTGGTTGGTTAATAACGAGGTCTCTTTAGATTCTTAAATAGAATAAAGAAGCTAACTGCAAAAGCCACTAAGGCAATTGAAGCACAAAAAAGATATTTATAAAATGGGAACATTTCCGGTTTTTCGCATGTATCTAATAGGGCAAAAAACATTTCGTAAGTCGTAAGTCCTGAAGCTATGATCAGTAATGTTATCAGTAATTTTTTCATTTTATTTCAGATTCAAAGATTTCTCGAATGGAACT